AAAGCGTCGATTTGTTCTTGCAATTGAGGGAATTGACAGTTTCCTTATCAAGACAGCAGCTCGTCCAACAATGGCAACAGAGGAAGTTGCTATTCCTTGGATCAACAGCACTCGCTACATTGCAGGAAAAACAACCTTTGAAACAATGACTGTTACGCTTCATGACGCCATCGCTCCATCAGGCGCTCAGCAGGTTATGGAATGGGTTCGTCTTTGCTTTGAAAGCGTCTCAGGTCGTTCCGGCTATGCTGATTTCTACAAGCGCGACATTCAAATCAAGATGCTTGATCCTGTTGGAACAGTCATTCAACTTTGGGATATCAAGGGTGCTTTCATTACAAACGCAACCTTTGGTGACTTGGCAATGGAAGGTTCTGACCTTGTTGAAATTTCTCTTACAATCCGATTTGACAACGCGGTTTTGCAGTTTTAGACTATATCTTTAGACAATGCAGTCTTGAGTGGCTACACTTCAATTAAGAGGTTGTAGCCATGTTTATTTGTCCATATTGTCAAAACAGTTATCCATCACTCATTTCTCTTTCTGCTCATTGCAGAAAAGGACACAAGGTTTCATCAAAAGAGTTTTATACCAAATACTTTTTGAATGACATTGCTCCGAAGTGTAAATGTGGTTGTGATGAGGAGCCAAAATTTCTTGATATTACAAGAGGTTATCGAGACTTTATTCAAGGACATCAGTCTCGGGTCAAGAATAACTTCGTATCAGAGAAGATACAGCAAAAGAGTGCTTCAACACGAAGAAAAATGGTTGAAGATGGGACTTGGAAACCTTTTCATTTGAATGAAACTGGTGAACATTGGGCGAAGGGTCTTACAAAAGAAACTGATAAACGCATTGCCAAAATGTCTCAGTCCATTGTAAAAGGTCCAGAAAAGGAAAAGCGTTCAAAACGAATGAAAGAAAATCGCTTGAATGGAACTATTCCAACTTTGTCAGGCAAGGACCATTCACAATGGAAAGGTGGAACTTCATCTCTTTTAGCCACGTGTCATGCGAGTAAAAAACTTTTTGAAAAATGGAAATATCCAAAACTTGCAGCATCAAATTTTTCTTGTGAAAAGTGTAAAGCAAGTAGAAATGATACTCCAAGAGCAGACCTTGAAGTTCATCACAACAAAGAACAAATGAGTGAAATTGTAAGACGTATAGCTATCTCTAACAATTGGAAAGATTATTTTGGTCTTCCAACAACAGAGGAAACATTTGCTCTAAAACAAAAAATCTCTAATGAAGTCGCTCAATATCATATTGACAACAACGTCTCAGGAATTGTTCTTTGTAAATCCTGCCACAAAGAAGAACATGACAAACACAATCTTTGAAAAATTAGCACTGAAATGTCATACTCAAGCTATGAAACAGAAATGTCCAAATTGTTCATCGACCAATCTTTATTGGGCTTATGATTGCCACACATATAAATCCGGAACAAATCCAGATGGAACACCAAGATTTCTGTCTTGTCATCCATGTGATAGTGCCATTCGATATTCATGTGAAGATTGTAGATGGACGTTTGTTCATGGTTTGAATAAAGCAAATCCTCGAACAGAAGAGAATGAGAAAAGTAGACCTGACTGGATTGTTGGAGATTTGGAGTTTACAAAAAATTTCTTTTCACCTATTCCCGCTCCTGGGGTTGTAAGTATTTGGGATGATGATGAATAATTTCTCTATTTATCCTCATGATTCCTACGAAACCAACGAAAGTCGGTTCAACTGACACAGCTTTAGGTACTGATGCAAAGTCCTATGCAGAACGTCAGAAACAAAAGAAACTCGATGCCAAGAAACAGGCTTTGAAAGGTCTTGAAGATGTAGCTTCCTCAAAGGAAAAAGAACAACTTCAATCGGTCCTTGAAGGCATTGTTGATATGATTGTTGAACAAGAAGTCGAAGCCTCCAAAGATGATATCTTTGGAGAGTTTTTGTTTGGTGATCAGCGAGCTGAAACTAGGGCTTCAAAAGAAAAGAATACCCCCGAAGAAGATGAACTTCTTGATTCCTTAGCGTCTTGGATAAACGACACTCATCACACTGCCCTTTCATCCAATTTTGAAGAAGCTTGGAAACTTGTTCGTCAAGGAAAGTATGAAAAGTTTCTAAAGCCAGATGAAGAACGTCCTGTTTATCGGATTGTTCATGGTTTCAATGTGGCAAAAGCCCTTGGACTAACATCAAATCCAACCTTTCAGAAAAAGATTGAAGATTTGAAGAATGGTATTGAGCTCCAAAAAGTTCTTGATAATATTCCTTTCAAAGTCGATATTCCTATTTCTTATCCGCCGCCAAACAAAAAACTTCAGTCTTGGGGAATTGAGCCTCTTATATTGCAGAATTTCCTAAAAGGGGGAGAAGTGAATATCTTGATGAAGACAGTGCCCAATCCATCAAATGGAAAATTCCTTCTAAACCCTTATGAAATGACCTCGAACTTACGACCGAAGGACAGCGATCATGTGGCAATGATCAACATGCTTTCGACTGAAGGTGAAGTTATTTCTTTCGGAGATGTGAAAGTTCAAGCTGCGACAGCAGTATTTATATCAAATGAGTTTGGTACCGTATCCCTAAGAAGGATCATCCGAAGCATGTATGATCTGATGGAGAATGAAAATGAGTAAGAAGAAAAAGTTCACAATCAAAGAAAACATCTCAAGTTCAGAAACCCTAAGTGAACAAGATTGGGTTCCGTCTCCTTGGGAGATTGATCGTCAAAAGAAAGAAGAAGACGAAAGAAATCAGCAGAAGCAGGATGAACTTCAACTTCCAAATCCAAATGATGAAGCACCTTGGTATTGGGATGATAAATCAAGCAAAGAAAATGAAGATGAAGAGAAACGAGGAATTGAAATTGTTGACCTTTATGGTGAAGGTAAACTTCGACTTCGTGACCTTCTTTCTGTTCGTCCTGCTCTTGTCTCACCTCATCTATTTGGCTTCAACGGCAAGGCACCTAGAAGGCTCTCTGAGGCTGTGCAAATAAATGAAGGGGACCTTGCAGAGGGTGGATATTCAAAACTGATGAGAAGCCTCACAGGACAAGAAAAAAACATTTCATCAATCGGAATTGTGACAGCAGAAAATCCATTTGCGAAGGAACTGCCTCCAGAAGAAAACAAGAAGAGAAACAAGATGCTTGCACAATCTCTACGTCAAGCTGGTTATGGTTTCTACCAAATACAAGGCAAATATGGAAACGTTGAAAAGCCTTTAGTTATTCCAAACATTTCGAAAGATGATCTACTTTTCCTTGGAAAGAAGTTTGAACAAGAAAGTGTAATCTTCGTTGAGAGACAAGAAGATGGTCAAATGAAAGCAGAACTTCTTTACACAGATGGCTCTGGAAATGCCACGGAACCAAGAAGTGTTGTTCTTCCTGTTGCGCAAGATCAAGATGATTTTTATTCGATTTACAAAGGAAGAAAGTTTGTCATTCCGTTCTTCAATGACCTTTTCTCTGGTGCAACGATGAGTGGCGGTCGTGTAAACTATCCAGAAAAGACAGAAGAGTCATGAGCATCAAAAAATTAATATTTGAAGACGCTCCGTCCGAAGCCAAACCAAATGATGTTTTTGGCAAGTATCTCTTTGATAGAGACAGAAAAGACATTTCAAAAACAGAGAAACAACCAGAGACTCCAGAAGAAGAAGATTTCAAGAAAGGACTTTTTCAATGGATCAATAGTCAGGTGGCGGACAAAATAGCTCAGGAATTTCCGGACGTTTACAAACTGGCACAGAAAGGCAAGTATTCAAACTTACTTGTTCCGGAAAATGAACCGATTTATAGAGGAATTTCTTTTAGTTCTGTAAATTTAGATTTGTTTTTCAATACGACTGGACTATCAAAAGAAGACCTTGCAAGAAATCCTGGCGACGAACGTCTTTGGGTTTTTGAAAATGGTGTATTGGAAACAGAGCATTCTCCTATATTGTCATGGACTACAAAAAAAGAAATTCTGAAAGAATTTGCATATTCTTTCCAAGAATATGTTGTTTTGTTCAAGACAATGCCAATAAAGAAGAATGGTAAGTTTCTGCTAAATCCTGATGAGTTGAACTCAAAGGTAAAGATGCCAAAACTTTATAAGAAAGAGAACGAAGTAATTTCTTATGGTCCTGTTCGTTATGAGAAAATGATCATTTGGATCAATCCAGAAGAATCAAAACAAACTGGGGAACCTCGTGCTAATTCAAAATTCCTTTTCAAGGACATGTTCGCAAACTTGTGAGAAAGATAAACTCAAATGTTTTCTCTAAAACAAATTCTTTTATGTGAGAATGATGACATTGAATCCCATCTTCGATCGCGTGATGTTGATCTATCAAAGACACGGGTGATTATGGACAAGGAAAACAACCTTGCCGTTTTCCTTCTTTTCAACCTTTCCGGTCAACTCGTTGGATATCAACAATACAATCCAAAAGGAACCAAGACAGGTAACGACAGCAGAGACAGGGATAAGGCAAAATACTGGACGTATATTACAAAACATCCAGAAAAGACCATTGGTGTTTGGGGCTTGGAAACTGTCTTTGACAACCAAGATTTCCTATTTGTCACAGAGGGTATCTTTGATGCTGTCAAGCTGCACAACATTGGAATGCCTGCAATTGCTGTTCTAGCAAATCATCCTAAGATGCTAAAACCATGGTTTGCTGCCATGAATAAAAAAGTCATTGCCGTTGCCGACAATGACGATGCTGGAAATAAACTAAAGTCTGTTGCTTCTATGTCTATCAGCACACCAAAACCCTATAAAGACCTTGGTGAAATGCCTCAAGGAGAAGTTAGAAACTGGTTGAAATCTGTTCTACCTGAACTGTTCAGCGAATGAACGTCAGTCTTTCTTCTTTTTCGAAGACTTCTTTACCAAGATAGAACCATCAATTGCTTTCTTGATTTTTTCATCAGTTTCTTCTGATGTATTGCCCGTGAGGCTCGGTTCGCAAGAAGTAATGTCATGAATGCTTTGATAAAGCTTCATACATCGATCGTAAAGCCCATCATTTACTTTACGATGAATGCGTCCCTGTTCACAAAGTTTTGCAATTTCTTCCAAGTCTCGAATTTGTTTTCTCAGTTCTCCAGCAAACTTCATTTGCTTTTCTTGGAAGCTGATAGCAGCTTTCATTCTCTTTTCATATATTTTGAGAGGAGAAGGACGAGAAGCAAGAACTCGAACCTTGTTCCATTTCTTCTTGATGATTTCTTTTAGTTCGTAAAAAACAGAAGCACTTTGAGTGCTTGGTATAAGGTTTTCATCAAAGGCAAAAATGCCACAATGTGTGGTCCAAGTAAAATAGAATTGCTTCCCTTGTTTCTCTACACCAAACACAGGTATATTTTTACTGATGATTTCCTCTTTCAGTTTTTCGCCATCCAAAACAAAGGATGATGGACAAGGAAGAAAAGGAAGAAGGTCATTTCGACCATAAGGTGCAGCGCACCAATCAAAAAATACAGAAATTTTTCTGATCTTTTCCTTCAGGACAGGATCTATGTTTTGTTCTTCTTTGAACCATTGTCCCCGTTCAATCCAACTTATCTTTTGTGGAAGAAGATTTCTCTTTTCCTTTCCCTTGAAACGGATAAAGGTATAGAGATCATCAAGAGTTTTTAGAACATCAATTGTTTCTATTTCCATCATTCTTGAACTTTCTTCTTCCTCTTGTCCGTACGAAGAAGTCGAGGAATGCCACCTTGAAGTGCCTTGTCGAAAATCTTCAAGCTCTCTTCCTTGGTTTTGCCGATGATAGGATTATGTTCTTTTATATGCTTCAAGGAGTAGTTGAGGTCATTCAAAATTCCTTGGACTTCATTGATTTTTCTCTTCGAAATCCCACTTTCATCAATATCTTCTCGAAGCTCTTTCAAAACTCTTTCAAGTTTTGAAATGTCCGGAAGAAGTTCCAACTGCTCCTGTTGAAAATTGAGGGCAGCTTCCATGAACTTTGGATCGATAACAGGACCTTTACTTTCCAAAAGTATGTCTGCGTTCTCTTGCACAACCTTTTGAAAGTCCTTCACGAAGGCTTTTCTCCTTCTCTCAAGATACCAAGATTCGCCCGCTTCGAACGCGCCCTTCGCATCATTGAAAGCCCTCCATTCCGACGTATATGAGCTTACGATTGGAATGTGATATTTCGTTATCTTGCCCTTCCAAGAATTTTCTGTTGTTTCAACAACTAAAAATGAACAACTTTGAAAGTTGTTTTCAGGAGTTCCAAGATTGATCGACTTCTTGGTTGGATCATTGAAAAACAATCCAGTGTAGTGTTTGAGGAAGAAATCGCTTCCATCTGGATATCTCTTTCCATTCGGAAACGTCGGAGCAGTAAGTGAACGTTGCCAAGAAATCAACAAATATGCAGCTCTTTGTTCCTCTGTCCACTTACTATAGTGTTTCTCCATCCAGGCATCCATATTCTTGATGCCAACACAAGAGTAATAATCGTACTTATATCCAACGGTGTTTTCTGGATTTTCTTTTGCCCACTTTTTGAATGAGCGAAGAGCCTTATCTAGGTTGATTAGCATGGTTTCACCATATCAGATTCCAACCGGAATTTCAAGAAAATTCACTTGATGCCAGTAAGTGCTGCCTCAAGCATCAAGCATCTCAGTAAAGGATGACAACCTTTACAAGCTTTCCTTCCACAGGATTATCAACCTCAACGAGGTAACGTTCCTTTACAACCTTCGCAGGCGAAGGAACAAGCTCATCAACTCCAGTCACAACCCAAGAATGACTTCCAAGGTCATAGACACTCTTTGCAACTGGAGCGTTTTGAAGGTCTTCTGGAAGCTTTTGAAGCTCCGCGATAAGCTCTCGAACCGTAAGAAACGTTCGAGCCGTGCTTTCCTTTTGAACTGCGCTAGTCATGGGAATTCCTTTCAAGCTCGGGGTCAATGGTCATTGCCGTGAAGAGCAACCTCGTACACACGAACAAGACTTCGAAGATATTCAACTTCGCGCTCCAATTCACGCACGCGAGTCACAAGCTTTCGCTCGGTATAAGTCGTCTCGAAAAAGTGATGGTCACGGAAGAAGATATGAACCAAGGGTGGATTTCCACCAAACTTCATCACAATCCGTCCCGGAAGAGCATCAAGAATTTCTTTTTGCAAGTTTCGAAGCATCGGAGCACGAATGAAATGTCCGCCTTCGTTGGACTCTTCCACACGAAGAAACTTCTCATGCTTCAAGAACAACTTCCGAACCACTTCAATGTCTTCCGCAATTTCCGCTTGCGAAACTTCGACTGCCTTTTGTTCGTTTCCAATTCCAAACATGTCTTCTCTCACTTCTTTTCTGGTACGAGCGGGTTGTTTGCCTTGCGTGCCTTTTCCAAGTGGAACTGAATGTCCGCCTCGGCTTCAAGGTCTTTTCGAATTTCTGCCAGAAAAGCAAAAGCTGCTGGCGTCTTCTTGTTCAGAAAATCCGGAAGGATATATTTGCGGAAATAAAGAGACTGTAGGAGAAACTCCTCCTCACTCAACCTCTTCTTTTTCTGTTGTTCTTTCTTGGACATTTTTTGTCACTTCTCGCTGGTAAGACCAGCCTCCGCGAGCTTCCGCGTATCCTCCGCCGTTTCACCAACAAAACGCTTATGCGTCTTCTTGGTTTCCGTGGTGTTCCGTTGCAGTTCCTCGAACTGCCAGTAAAGTTCCGTCACCACTTGCTTGTTGAGATTTCCATTTTCGAGGTCGCTTCGGAAAGCTTGAAGCTTCACCGCGAGCTGGTCCGCTACCGCGAGCAGCTTCATCTGATCGGTGTGGAATTCGACTGCCTTCGACACCACGGTCGGCTTGACCTTCTTCGGCTTCGACTTGAGCGAAATGCGATAGAGCTTGGCGAAGCAGTGAGCCATGTACTTACTGAAATCGGTGCCGAGGTCGTTTTCCGAACGCCGAAAATATGCCGTTTCTTCCGAAAGGCTCTTCCAAACGAAGAGCTTCTTCTCGCCACGAATAACCCTCTCCAAGATGCCCGTACTGAAAACTCCACGCTCGACCCCGTAGGCGACGCCGGACACCTTCGCAAGCGAAACGTAGGCATCACCCTTCGGGCTGGAAGTAGTGTGAATTTGAATGTATGGAATGGTCGAAGCCTTCATTTCTTCGAGGCTATTCGCGAAATTGTGTCCATCCCAATGAGACTGAAACCGATAACGAACAGTCTTGTCGCCGCCATTTAGCCAAGCCTGCTGCGATTCGGTCGCGCAGGCAACAAGGTCATCACAGTTGAACGTCGACCCCTCGGCACAACCTGCCACAAGCAGGTACGCAAAGAGCATTTCGTTCGTCCATTCCTTCGCGTACTTCTGCACGAAGGCTCGACCGTCGTGCGCGTCAGCAAACGACTTCGACGGAAGCTTGGCAGCCGCATTGGGATTTGCACGGAGCCAAAGTTGGAAACTCGCAAACGCGTCGTCAAACTTGATGAACATGGTTTTCTCCTGTTCCTTACTCTCTTACCATACAACATTTAGGATCGATTTTCAAGAAATGCCCCAACAATTTTTTGACCATACATGCATCCTGGCACAATGTATGGCTATGACCATACGTTACCATGCACTACAGAGGAGTACAGGTATACTGTATTCCAATGACAGCATAATTCAAGGTCACTGTATTCCAGCCACGATGGAATTACAGCCAAATTGGAATTCCAGTCAAGCTGTACAAAATGGGTCCAACTGTGCAAAAATGGTACACTATGTACCATTCGTAAAATTAGAGGAAAAACTAAGTATAATTGCCCTGTTTTTCCGGGGAATTGTTGCTTGAAAATCCCTTCTTTTTCGGCTAGGATGGGTTATCCATAATTCGACATGCATTTCTTGAAAATCGGTTCCGGACATGTTATGGTTAGAGCATGGATAAGGGAAGCAAGAGCACCAGCCGCAAGCGTAAGGTCCGCACCGACCGGAACCACGTGATCTACCTGATCACGTGCCTGGTGACGGGCGAGCGTTACATCGGCATCACTGCGATGCCCTCGCGTTCGGTCGCGTACGCTCTCAAGCGTCGCTGGCAGAAGCACATGCACCACGCCTTCACGGAGCTTCGTCCGTACCTTCTTCACGAGGCTTTCCGCACCCACGGTGCCGAAAACTTCACGATCGAGCTTCTCGAAAAGGTTCGTGGCAAGGCTGACGCCCACGCTCGCGAGAAGGTTCTGATCGCCGAGCTTGCTCCCGAGCTGAACGTCGAGTGTACCTCGAAGAAGAAGACCCGTGCCTCGAAGGGGAAGTGAACATCATGTCTCTCAATACCATCGTTGGTCCTATTGTTGTTTCTGAGGAAGAAATCGCTGCTCTGTCCGCGAAGGTACGCGAGCTAGAAGCTGCACTTGCGGACGCGTTGGAGAAAGTCGCGCGTCAAAAGGATCGCTTCGAAAATTTGAAGGAATGGACGGAGAGCCACACTCCTCGCGGAGAACAGGCATGTCTGTTCAACCTTTTTGATGAAAATAACGAACACTAAACAGAAGAACAAAACATGGCATACGACAGAACGGTAACGGTTGGTGAGCTTCGAGAGTTGATCGAAGGATTGGATGACGACACGCGTGTCGTCATTCGTGAGTGGAACCGGCTCGACGAGGCATACCGTCATTGGGACCCTTCGGAGGTTCGCGTTTCGAAGGCTCGCCTCGATAAGGACGGTCATCTTATTTCGGAGACGGACAAGCGTCTTCGCTCGGAAGAGTACACCGAGATCACCGTTCTGGAAATCTCCACACTCTGAAAAACAACGTAGTCAGAACAATCCTTCACGTAGGAACAAAACATGGAACGCCTTTTTCTTTTCGTCGTCGCTTTCGCTGTGTCGCAACTCATTCTCTTCGGTGGTGGTTGGGTTGTGTGGGCTCTCGTCAATCAGCTCGCGCTCGCCTTCACTGGAGCGGGAACGACAGCTTCGGTGTCCTTCTGCGGTGTCCTTTTTGGAGCGAGTGTCATTGCTCGCATGGCTCTCCAAATTCAGGAAGCGCGTGAGGCACCGTCCATCGAGCGTGTCTGGCAATCTTTCATGTCAAGGGACTGAAACCAATGTACGCTAACTCGATGACAGACGAAGAGCTTGAAGAGCGGATTTCCACGCTTACGGCACTCGTCGAGTTTATCGAGTCCGAGCTGGATACTCGGGACCCAAAACTTGTTGGCATGGAAGCTAACGCGCTGTACGAAGCTCTCTCTGTTCTGTACACAGAACAATCCAATCGAAAGAAATCATCATGAAGTATGACAATCAGATCAGCGAGCTTCGAAACCTTCTGGAAGCTCTCGAAAGTCTCAGCAAGCTTCCAGAGCCAGCAGGCGCTCCTCTGATGGAAGTCGTTTTTGAAATGGTCAAGAGCCTCTGTGAAAAGGTTCTTGAGCCTGGAGAGGTTCCTGTTGAGACGACGAAGCCCGTTGTGCGTGACCAGGGATGCATGCGACTTTTCGTTCGTCATGTCGACAATGGACATGACATTCTAAGGATAGTGGAACTTCTTCGTGAGATTTCTATGATTGCAGTCCGAATCGAACCACTCTTTTCGGAGCACGTCGCCCGTCGGGGTGATGTACATGCCGCCCGTGACCTCATGGAGGCTATTATTTCTCACAAACTTGAAAACCTTCACCTTCCTTTTGTACTGGACTCTCGCGCAGCATCGATCTATTCGGCAAAACTTGCAAAGGAAGGAATCACGACGGAAATTGTTCCGTCGTGACTCTGAAAGAGGTACACTGAAATGACGAGTCAAGAATTTTTTGAGGTTTTCTTCGAGGAAAAGAATCTCGAAACTAAGCATTGGGAGATTGTGGTGGATGGGACGAGCCATTTCATCGACTCGGATTTCATCATCGACCTAATCAAGCAGACTGTAGGTGAAGAAGCTGAAAAGGCGGAAAAGATTCTACGCACGATTGACATTCGAGGAGGTGACATTTATCATTTCCTTCTGTTCCTTGCGGAGGGATATATATTCGCGCGAACTTCCACAGCTAACAAATTGAGAAATATATGGCAACAGTAACAAAACTTGGGGATCAACACGCTTCGGTGGTTTGCGACAAATGCGGATCAACCGTGTCATACAACTATGGTGAAGCTAAGAAGCACATGATTGGTTACAAGGGAGCTCGAACTTTCTATTCGTGGACCCTGAAACTTCCATGTTGCGGACATGTGATTTCTATTCATCGCGCGTCTGAGTGATAGACATACTCTAATTGGTTATCTTCCACTCATAGGTTCAGAAAGACAAAATGAGAATTATTTCAAGAATCGAACCCGACCGTCCCATTGAGAATGGTTCTCTTTTTGTGATTTCTGTGCAGGACATTGTACGTGACGTCTCGGGTGAAATGGTTCCAGTTGGAAATGTCAGTTTTCCTTTTCCGGATTTTCGAAGCTTGAAAAGTTTTCGAATTTCAAAAGAAAATCCCCGAACTTTTCTTGTCCTTCAACTAACGAAGAGAGTCCTTCACGTTTTGGACCTTTCGACTGATATTGAAATCAAGTACAAGCTATTCACACTTTACAATGTTCGCGAACGCTTCCGGTATTTTGTGGATGGAGAAGAAGTAAAGTTTGTGGGTCGGTCCCAAGTCGCGCACCGCACCCAATAACCATTTTCCAAAGTTTTCTTGAAAATAACCTTGAAAATCGACTCCAACCCTGCTACATTGAATACATCGAGACACGATAACGAACTACGACGAGGCACTGTCCTCAACAACAAACACAAACAACCAAAAACAGGAATAAAATGGCAAATAACAACTCTCTAGCAATCACCGTTTCCATGGAATCGCTCAAGCAGATGGCGAAGACCCTTTCGCCGGATATCTCCATCTGTATTCGTGGTCGACACGCTGTCGGTAAGTCCGAAGGTGTCTATCAGGTCGCAGCAGACCTTCGCCACGAGGCGTACAAGGATCCCGAGTTTTGCGCGAAGGTAACGAAGGCGCTCTCGAAGGAGCGTTCGGTCGTGAAGATCCTCAAGCGAAACAACTCGGAAATCTGGAAGTACGAGTTTGGTCTTCCCGTCGTCGAGCGTCGCCTTTCGCAGATGACGGAAGGTGACATGATCGGTCTTCCTTTCATGGAGGTTCGTCCTTCCGGCGAGCACGCAACGGCTTACAAGCCGGTCGATTGGCTCGTGAATGCAAGCGACTTTCCGGTCGTTCTTTTCCTCGACGAGCGAAACCGTGCTCTTGAGCAGGTGAAGCAGGCAGTTTTCCAGATCGCTGACAGCAAGGCTTATTACAGCCTTTTGCTTCACGAGGGGACGCGAGTCTTCGTGGCTGAGAACGTCGGCGACGAGTACACAGTCCAGCAGCAGGACCCGGCAGAAATCTCGCGTACCGCAACGGTCGAGCTGGATCCGACTCCGAGCGAGTGGATCAAGTATGCAGAAAGCATTCAGGTCGATCAGGCTTTGATCGAATTCATTCGTCAGAACGAGCAGTTCTTGGAGCACAAGGGTGTGTTCGAGCCGATGAAGAAGTATCCGGACCGTCGTGCCTGGATCCGTCTGGACGAGCAGCTTCGTGGAGCAAACCTTTACGAGCATCCGGACAATCACGTTTTCTACGTCATGGCAACGGCTATGGTCGGCGTCGAGGCTGGAATTAAGTTCACCAACTTCTGCAAGACTCGTGACCGTCAGGTTTCCGCCGAGGAAATCCTGCGCGATTGGGAGAAGGCAAAGAAGAAGCTTGGAAATACGACGGTCAACCGTCTCGGTGAGTGCGGCGAAAAGGTCGTTTCTTACCTGACGAAGCCGGATGCAAAGACCAAGAAGGAGCGTCCGGTGACGAAGGAGCAGGTCGAGCAGCTTGCCCTCTTCCTCAAGGATCTTCCGGGTGAGCTTTTCATGACCTATTACATGCCGCTGGTTCCGCGTCGAGACTTGGTTCTCTTGCTCCAGCCGCTTTGTAAGGATCACCTCGTGAACGTGGTTCGCCCGTCCGCGAAGAAGGCTCCCGAAGGTAAGTGAACTGAAAAGCGGCTGCGGGGCACTCTAAAGCCGCTTACCAACATAGGTTGTTTGTGAATAAGACGAGAGGAGGCAACTCCTCTCGTTTTTGTTTTTTCCTTTTGCATGATTTCCATCATACTTATTGATATGGCTGGAAAGTCAATGCTTCCTTCTTTCCCTGGTAATGCAGAAGCAAAGAATGTTGAGCAGCGCAAAGAACTTGGGACGGATGATGAAGTAATTGTTCGTTTATCCAATGAAAACGCTTTCCAACGAAATCAAATTAGAGCTGCCACTTTGGAACTTTCAAAAAGAGGCATGGATTGCGATGGTCTTACATTGCTCGGAGGCGTAAAAAAGGTTCTTGGAGATTTGGAAAACAAAACCAAGAAACATTACGAAGCCAAAGAAAAATTAAAATCTCTGAGAAGAAGCGCGGCAAGCTCTAAGAATAAAGAGCTTTGCGATGAGATTGACAAAATACTTGAATGTCTTGGATGAAAGTTTTGATATTGAGACAATCCGAATTATGGAAAGTCTTGATGTTTCAACATACCACCATGAAGCTTTCTATGAAAAAGAAGACCATCCGTTTTTTGAGATTGGTAAGGTATTTGTAAACATAACCCCAATCCAGTATTGGAATACCCTAAAACTTGCCCCACACACTCCCATCAAAGAAGAGAAAAAGGAAAAGTACAAAAACCTTGTTTATCTTGGGCTTGTATATGAAGTTCGTATTGTTCGACTTACGGGCAACGAACTTCGAAACCTAATTGAAGTTGAAACAGAGATTGAGAAAACACAAAAAATTCTCGGTCGTTCTTTGTTTTTGAAATGCCTAACACCAAAGTGTAATTTGATATATTGCCAGATTTCTCTTCCAACAACTGATACAATAGAAGCAAAGGAAGATTGGGACGGAGTCATTGAAGAATTCTTCAATAAGAATTTCCAACTATTGAGGTAAAATGGATATAAAAAACGAAGAAGACATAAACACTCT